TATCTTCATCGAAGATTAATTGATTCTTGCCTAGCTTGTAAGCGTGTAGCTTGTTGTTCGACAGATCATACTCACTCAAATCAAGTTCGACAAAATCCTTTTTTGTTCCTGTATGGCGGATGATTGATACATACCCATCCGCATCTGTGATTACTTGATATTTCATCCTATCTCCGTTTCACCGAGATAAATATCTGTTATCTCTGTTTCGCCAAGATATACTTCACAATCCAATTCACCCAACTTTGCACCTTTGCGATGTTTAAGAATGATCGAGTAAACTCTACAAGTTGTATTCGATGAACTTCTATCGTTGTTTGAAGCCACATTAAACTTAATCTGTGTGGCATTATCAGGGATTGCGACTTCTACTGTCTGTTCGGTTGTTTGTGTTCCTGATGCCTTAATAAAAGCATTGAAAATGTTGCCGATGTTCTGTCCGTTAGAGTTGTAGAAATCAGCTCTTATGCCTTGTTGCCCATATGACCTTTCCGAATACTGTGTACGATAGTAGTGAATTTCAACTGTCTTGTACTTTGATAACAATTTCGGATTATTGATAAAAATGTTTGGTGTATCGGTAGAACTAGGAGCATTGTATTCAGCGTTGTATGATGCGTGCCATTGATAGTAATTATTTGCAAAAGTAAGACTAGGATTGCTACTGCTTCCTGTTCCGCCATATACTCTACTAAAGCCACCTGTAATATTGATGGCTTGAGTGTTGTCCAGAATTACATAGTCAGACATAATTAGTCCTCATACACAAAGTACAAAGTGTTAGGGTCTTTCGGTGATAAGGCTTCATATTCACTCTCGCTTAAGCAGACAATCGAATATCCGCCTATGGATGTGCCATCGCCTTGAATGACTCTTCTGTCTTGAACTGATACAACACCATTTGCACCTGTAGTTACAACATAAAGCAGTAAATCTCTAGTTGTTCCGCTTCCGTTGATGTTATCGCTCTGCATATTGGATGCAGTACGCTGAACGAACTGCCCTCGGCTTCCGTTAGGTCTTGAGAGGTCGATATTCGCACACAAGTAGATCGTGCTGTTACTTGCAAGGGTGATTGATTCTAAAGACATTACCCTGAAGAACGAGCCACCGATTACAGCTTGGCTTCCTGCATTGAATGTTACGTTCAAGCTATCAGCAGAATAGTTGATTGTGAACTCATCACCAATGCCTTTGCATACCGCATCGCTGATGCCTGTGCCATATACACCACCATCCATCTTGGATGTGATGTCATAATCGCTTCCTGTGTCATGTAGTGTTTGAATAGCCATTAATCATTCCCCCTTATCTTTTGGTAAACAAAATTAGTTGATGTTCCGTAATTATCAATTATGGTTTTTGGACAGTATGTCCGTTCATTCCAATCTTGATGAAAAAAAATCATATCGTTGCTGATATGATATCTGTGCTGTAGATCGTAGATAAGACTTATCATCCTATCTTCCGCTTGTTGGTATTTCTCGCTGTTGATGTTAGAGCAGACTTCGATTGCGATTGTATATCGGCATCCCCAATCTCTGCCCTTTCCTGTGTGATACACCGCCCATTCGTTTGGCATCACTTGGATAGTTTCGGTATCATCAACTAAATAATGGCATCCTCGGCTATCCCTTGATTCGTTATCCAGATAATCAAACAGTTCTCTTGCGGTTTTCTCGCTACCTGTTTCGTGGATCGTAATACCTTTAATGTCGGCTTCAGTTCTAGGGAAGCCATACTGCAGATATTTATTTTCTTTTATCATATGACCTCCCTATACTTTGCCTAAAGTAAGTAAATTTGTGAGTTTAGTTCTCACTTTTCCGCATACGAAGTGTACGGATGTGATGTTTTGGTTACTTGCTTTTGAAATCTCATACCCTGTTAAAACCGAGTTGAAATATTCATCGTTGTAGTAAATGTCTAAACCGCCACCCAACTTGAAATCACCAAACGTATAGATGAAATTCTTGATGATAAGATTGAAATCTAATTTGTGATTGTACATACTCTCTGGGAGATTCGCACTCACTAGATCGCTCAAATCATCATCACTAAAGACTATCTTTGTGTTTGTTATATCAAATCTGTTGGCTGTGGTAATAGGCTCTTCGACAATTCCGTTCTTCGTTGCTACATAAGTCTTGCGATACGTTTTGTCTTGAGCAAAAACGATCAGTCTGTTTGTTTCTTCAATAGTTGTCATAGGAGACATATTTTGAATTGCAAACATATTATTTCCAACTTTGATTGGCTCATAGTCTGGCACTTTGATATGAACGTAATTTGTTCCACTCAAATTGATTTCAAATTGGAAAATGATTCCGTAATTCTCATACAGTTCATAGATGAACTGCTCCATATCTTTTGTGGTGTACTGTTCATTGCCATCAGCATCCAAGTCTGTTGACAAGTTCGCACTTGTTGTTCCTTCATAGTCTATCGTGATACCACCTAAACGCTGTGCTACAAGGTCATCGGTATAGGTTGACCCATATATCTTCCCTTGAGCGTATTGCCCTAGCAGATAGGCTATTTCTTCTTCTAGCGTTGCACTAGGATAGACATTGTATATCCATGTGCCTTTATAGAATGACTGCATCTGTGAGCAGGTGATTTTGTTGTCATCGATCGCTTTGATTACACCATTATAGAGCGGTGTTCCCATCGGATCGTAAAGAACTAACACATCACCGATATTCACATTTGAACTCAATTCCTGCACATTAATCGTTGAGGTCGAGTTGGTCATCAAGTCTGGCTTAACTGTGAACGTATCAACTACCATAAACGACTTCGGTGCTTCTTCTAGGCCTAATTGGTCTTTGACAAAGCATCTATACTGATAGATGCCATTGGTGTCCATCAGCCTTTGGTAGATTGCGACCATCGTTACATTTTGTGTAACTGTTATCGTTCTAGGGTTTTCGGTGTTTCCGTCTTCCCAACTTACGAACTCATAATCAGGGAATGGTCTCGCCCACAATACGGATGTATATGTTGGGTAGTCATCATTCTTTGATATATAGATGCTTCCGTAGTTGAAATTTGTAGATGCACTTATATGTGCTTTTTCATCTTCTTCAAAATAAGCGACTACCGATACATCTTCATGTATCAGCAAGGTCAATGGTGTTCCGCCATACTCTACCCCATTCACTTCGTACTTAACAAAATGATTGTAGGCATCAGGAATGACATTGAATGTTACTTCATTCTTGTCTGTTCCCCTTGTAAACGAAATCGCACCATCTCCGCTTGCGCTTGTTGTGACTACATATATCGGCTCAAATCTTGCTTCGATAACTGTGTCATGAGTAAGCGTGAATGTATAGGCTAAATCAGCACTTAATCTTAATGAATTGGAATACCACCCCTTGAACTGTGCATTGTTGTTTGGTGATGCGGTCAAGGTAACGATATTGCCATCGATTACATTTCTTGTGTAGGAAACCGAACCAAGGCTTTGGTCATAGACAATGGTTATTCTATATAGCGTTTCAAAAACCGCTACATAGTTATAGCCTTGTCCGAAAACCGCTACATAATTATTAGCCATATCACTCACCTACTTCAAAGCTGAATACTGAATTAGTAGAAACAGTATCTCCGTTTTCATCTTCCCAACGTAAAAAGCGATATATCTCATCGCTTGGTGTTGCTTCTAGCGTTGCGATTGAATGGTATCGGTAATTTCCTGTTCCGCTTACTGTTCCGCTTCCGCTTGGGTCAACTGTTGCATTGACAGGTATCAATCCTCGGTAATCTATATCACAGAGTATTGGTGCAGTATCAGGTGTACTGTCATTGATTGGCAATATCTGTTCTGTTCCACCATTCCAAACAGGATATGTAAGGTCTAGGGATATATCTGTTTCGGTTGGTGTGGCTAATGGATAATAAACAGTCAATGGATGAGCAGACAGATAAGCATTAAATAATGCTTCTGTATTAGCACCACTTGATGAACCTAAACCAATTATTATTTGCCTAGAACCATTAATTCTTCTGTGTATTCCCTCTTTGTCAGCATAAGTATCATTGTTAGAAGCTGAAGGCAGATAATTTGATATTACATTTGTATCAATGAATGCTGAGCTCGTTGAGCCTACTTCCATATCTGAAATTTCATATCCTACTCTATAATGAGAGTAATCTGCAAATGATATTGTTTGTGTTCCATCCAAAACAGTTCTTCCAAGTCTAGTAGTCACCTTGCTTTCAGTCAACTCATCATAAACACTTCCAGCTTCTTTCATTCCTGTTGGGAAATATGTTGATGTTGGTAGTGAGAGAGTATTAGAGGTGTAAGGCTCATATGCGGTTGCGGTTGAACCGATTTCAACTTGTGCCTTTGGATTTAAAGCATTTGTTGTTGCAGTCATTCTAAAACGAATAAATGCTACACCACTAGGAACAGTAAATGTTCCTGATGCTGAGTTTGAACCTATCCGAACTCGTTGAAATGTATTGTCTTTGAAATAGTAATTTACCCATATTTCATTTCTTGTTTCTTCACATGAGAATATATAGGTTTCTCCTTCTTCAAAAAAGAATGCACTAACAGCAGAGAGTGTTCTTATATTTTCAGCACTTGACACATTAGCACCATTAGAACCTATACTTCCACTTTCCCAATTACCATCAAACAGGTTCTTCCCTGTTGTCTTTAACCCTGTTCCCATAAAAGGAATAAGTGTTCCTTGTGTATAGTCATAGTATGGTAAATCACCGATATGGCTAGAGAGCCACTCTTCTACTTCTGCGGTAGTAGTGAGATTGACAATGCTCATTAGGGTCAAATCCCTAATCATAACATTTTTTAAATTGATTTTTGTTCCGATTTCATAATCAACACCATAGTCTGTTAAGATATAAAATTTTGTCCACGAATTTGTGGTAACAATTAAAGCATTAAATTCTTCCCAAGTATTAGGAGTATAATACACACGATACTCGTCTCCACTACCACCATTAGAAAATACTGTCCTTATTCTTTTGCTTCCTGTGATATTTCCATCAATTTTGAAATTAAATTTCACATAGTATTTATGGCTCTGTGTGGTATTCAAATTCTGTAAAAATCCAAAATTCGATGCTACAGTATTAGTTATTGTGCCGACATTACCGCTGGCAGATAATGTTCCACCTGTTGCTGTCCAATTACTTGTATCAGCAAAGTTCCCATTCTGTACTAACTGATTAAACGATACAGTATTCCCTTTAATAGATGTTAATGTTCCTGTGCCATCATAGTTTACAGGAGTTTCTCTGTATAGAAATTCTTGATTTATTAAAGTATTCATAGATTACCCCCCTTATACTGAAACATAGGAATTTTTGAAGCGAATTACGATGTTGCCATCGAATGTGTCGATATTCCCCATCGTGATGTTCAATATCGTTTCACCTACTCGGAATTTGCACCATGTAAGATAACTTGCACCATTCCTTATCGTAAAGTCTTGGTATTGTTCGGGATTTGTGATTGCACTTCCGTTACGTTCTAAATACATACTCTCGGTACGCTCAACACTATCAATCATGATGTAGTCATACGTTCCATTTATTTTGCAGATGCCGTACTGTTCGCCCCTTTGTGTTAGAGTGAACTGTAAGTTTTGACATTCGCCATTGACTTCAATGATGAAGCCTACATCATCCGTTCCGTTATTGTTTATCGGTGTGTTAGACAGATCAGTTCCTGCATAATGATAAGGTCTAACCAATTCATAATACTTGCCCTCACCACTTGCTGTGTTCGTGAGCGTGATTGAATAATCGGTATCATCCAACCACTCGGTAAGTCTGTGCATAACGATTGGCACAGTAAGGATTCCGTCTGTACCGACTTCGCTCTTTTGTAATTGAGTTAAAAGCACATCACAGTAATATGATGTGAGTTGGTTAGGCGTTTGATAATGAAACTCTAAAGGCTTATACTTAACGAACTGTATGAAGTCTTGATAATCTTGGTATTTTGTTCCGTTGGAATTAGCGTAGAACAACAGCTCACCTGTAATATCTGTGAGGTTGAATTGCTGTGATGTTACAAGTTCGCTGTTGCCTACTTTCAACGAGGTGAAAGAGCGATTGAGTCCAAACCCATTGGGAGCATTAAGAAATATTTTTGAGTTCTTGTCAGTTAGTTTATACTCGTTTCCTAGAGCATTAACTATCCAGAATTTTCTGTATTCCATGCTTTCCCCTTTCTATATGGCTCTTCCAAGTCCATCGTTGATGTCATCTAACATCCATTGTGACCATTGTCTTAAGTCCATTCTTGTTGGTGCAAATGGTGTTGTTACATTGAACGTAGGGTTTAAAGTGATGTTGTGACCACCGCTGTTCAAAGCACCATAACCGCCAGACCATCCTGCATCCCATGAGTTTGGCTCTCCGTATAGACCGCTATAGTCTGTTCCTGAATTGAGCCATGACCATAGACCATGTGATGTGATGTATTCAATATCGGAAACAATGTTGTCCAGTATAGTTTTTACGGCATCTACAACACCTTTGAACTCGTTCCAGACAAATGTCAGGATTCCCATTTTATCTGCCAATTTAACAACATCTTCTATGATCGTTGCGAGATCAATTACTATCTGTGCGACATCCTTGAAGAACTGTTTTGTTTCTTCGCTAGTCAGCCAGTCTACAACTGACTTGACCATTTCTTTTAGTTCTTCTTTATGGTCAATGATCCATACCAGAAGTTCATCAACTAATGTCTGGATTTCTGGCATTATGCCTTGTATGAACTCAAGCTGTAGTTCACTTACTACTTCGCCAACAGATTGTTTGATGCCGTCAAAGTATGACTGTATCTGGAACAGCTGTCCTGCATCAGTCTGTGCGAGTGCTTCGTTCATTCCACCGATTGATGACTCAATGACTTCATTCAATACAGCGACTCTTTCAAGTTCATCGCCATACTTCATGATGTATTTCTGCGTTTCATCGAATCCGTAGCCTAAACGAGTTAAACCAGAGTAGTCACCATTCGCCAGAGCCTTGCCAAGTGTAGTAGCAAGATTTCGGACAGATTCATCTGTCGCATCGACTCCGTACTGTTGTGCTGCCATATCGGTCAAAGCATCTGTGAGTCCTTCTATCGCATCAGTAGATTCGACATAGGTTGCCAGTTCCTGATAAGCGGAAGTGATCGCTCTGGCTGAAATAACACCTTCACGCTGTTTCTGTTTAGCAAGATTCTTTAGTGCTTTTATTTCATCATCTGTCGCATCTGCGGTGTTCCTGATGTTCGACTCAAACTGCTTTTCATAGACCTGTGCTTTTCTAAAGTCACCTGCCCATTGATTCAGTTCATTAGCGACCTCTTTGATCTCGTTTGCGAGTGTCTTGATACCGCTGATGATCGCATCGCTTATCAGGTTGCCCTTGATGATGTCACCGAGTGAAATAGCACCATCCGATGCACCCTTGAAGCCATCGCTCATTTCTTTGGCACTATCGCTTACGTTGGACAGGTCAGCCTGTTCCATCTTCTTAATTTGCTCTGTGACCGATTTTAGCTGTTTCTCTGCGATTTTTAGGTTATCATTGTATGATTGCCATTGCTTACCGCCAACCTCTTCCTCGCCCAGTTTTTTGAGTTCTTTGCGGAAGTATTCTGCCTTTTCGGTCAGGAGTATTTCTTCCTGCTGAAGTTTTTTCAGTTTGCCGTTCAAGGCATCCAAGTTCTTTGGATCGATTTTTAACTGATTTTTGAAATCGGTGAGTTCAGCTCTGGTGACTTTCAGTCCTTTGTTTATGTCGCTGATTGAGTCAGTAAGATTTTGAGTCTTACCATAAAACTCAACGGTTATTCCTCGTTTCTCTTCTGCCATACTTTAGTCCTTTATAAAACCGCTCATCTGTGATGCGGTCACCTTCTGCTTTTTCTTCGGTGTTTTGATTATTGCTATCTCTCCTATGACACTAGACAGAGTTGCCCAGTATTGGTTTTCTGCCCATTCAAGATCGACACCTGCCACCGATAAAAGTGCGACCATTCTTGCATAGGAGATCACTGTTTTTTTTCGGTTGTTTTTGTCGGATTCTTTTTATTGGCATCGGTAACACATTCCAGAGCCATTGAGATCAAACCTCGGATGAATTTCATATCCTCGGTTGTTTTTGAATAAACCGCACTTTTCCTGAACTCTTCTGCGGTTGCTCGGTTATTGTGAAACTTATCGCCCACAATCTTGCAATACGAAGCACAGGCAAGATTTGATATGAAGTCTTTTGATACAAGTTTGTCCAGATCACTTGCATCTTCAAACTCCAACAGCTTTGCCATCAATGGCTTTCCAGTCAGTTCTTCGTATAAACCGAAACCCTTGTGAAGTAGCGTGAATGTGCAGGTTTCTTCGGTTGTTCCGCTTTCGATCAGTTTTCCATCTTTAACTGCCAAATTAGGAATATTAAATGTGTACTCAAATATTTTCATTTCAAAAATAAAGGGTAGCGTTGCACTACCCTTTTTCCCTTTCTCTTACTTACGCACTTATGATGCTTGTCGGAAGCAGAACAGCTGTCTTGAACGTATCATAGACATCTTTGTTTTCTTCCGTTCTTGTAATGTAACCAACTTGGCAGTAGTTGCCCTGATCATCAACAACGAACTGGCTGTCACTAGCCGTGTAGTTGATTGTGATGTCCTGTGGTGTGACTTCTGCTTCATCGGTGTTTGTTTCGTGTGATGGCTCACTTCCAGTTGCATTGAAGACATACCACAATGTCTGGGTGTGTTCGCCTGTATCACAGTTTTCGACTTCTTCTTCAAAGAAGATGCAATGGTTAGGGAATGCACCTGTATCGGTGACCATGCCATTTGCGTTGATATGGAATCCGAGGTATTCAGCATAGGCTGATGTGACATACCTGAACACAGCTTCGATGTTTCTTGCCTTTGCACCTTTTACTGTGCAGTAGGTTTTGTCATCAGCGTATATTGAGGTGTTGGATTGCTCGACTTCCATCGAACTCGATACCATACCTTCGAGCATCTGTGGTGATCCAAATGAATAGGTATTGTCTGCCACGATGATCGGTGCATAGCCGAAGTTCTTATTTCCATGAACTATTTTCCCCATAGTTTATCCTTTCTCTATGTCTAGATCGATCTCCGCTTTTCCCATCTCTGCCAAGAATTGAGGTTTTACAAAGTCCAGAGCGTTCTGGATGTGCGGTTTGGCGGATGCCCACCCAACACCACCTCGCTTGTTAGTGATCAGGTGTCCGTTCTCCAACAGCCAAGTCAGTTGCCAGTCTGTTTTGTTCCAGACTTCATAGTATGCTTCAGTATTTGTTATCTTGCCCTTCCTTAAAGTCCATCCGTACTTATATTTTGTTCGGTTTCCTTCAGGTGACATTGCTCTCAACTGATTCATACATCTTTTGGCATTGCGTTCAACGATTTGATCGTATTTTACGCTTACCGAGAATGTTAGATTTTGACTGCCATCCCACTTTATGTTATTAGGCACTTATATCCCCTTCTTCCGTTAGGAACACACCTATAGTGAACTGTGCTACATAATACTCCGACTCGACAGATTTAGAAAAAATCGGTGCTGATAAAAATTCGTTTTTGATGTATTTGACAAGTGTTTTCCGATGTTCAAATGATTTTGTTGTAACTGAAATCTGGATCATTGTTTGATAGTCTGCGTTGTTATCTCTTGTTAATGCGACATCATTGAGGAAGTCCAGAAAGATATAATCCTGTCCGTCCAAGTCCTCAAGATCACCGATGTGGACAGATGTCTGCAAAGGATTGGCACAGAGATAGTCATATATCTCTTTCTGCGTATATGATCGCTTCATCGTACTTCCTGTATGTCTAAAATCATTTTCTGGCGAGTGCCTTTATATTTGAGAATGTTTCGCACTTTGTACTTCTTGCCATCGTAATTGACATACATCAGTTCGTATGGCTTTCCGTCCTGTTCGATATCCTCGGTCATATATGTAGGCACTACCAGATTCCGAGATAAACGCATATTGCGTTGCTGATCGTTGTAGTAGTTGTTTGAGAATGTTTCCATCTCGTCAACTCTTACAGTCTTGCTGATTGTCAAAAGGACAGGTGAGCCGTTTGGTAAGACTCCCTGCCCTTCATAGATCAGTTCGCACTCCGACTTAATGAACATCGTAGAGTGTTGGCTCTGGTTATGTATTGAGCCTTCAGCCTTTCGATATCAATGTCCAAGTCCATGTCACAAGCTACCTGATACCTGATACAAGTGATGTAGTCATAATAGGCAGGTGTCTGGTAATCAAACTGATTCGGAACACCTTCTATGTCTAACTTATGCACCGCACCATTTACGATAATGTTTAGATCATCGTTGTATAGTGTTGTATCGTATATCGGAAGCACTTTTTTTACATCATCAACGATCTGGCTAATTGTAGCAACTGCCATAATTAACCCCCTTTATTTTTTCTTTGTTTTCTTTTCTTTTGGAAGAGATTCTGCTTTCTCTTCTTTTTCCTCTGTGACAGGTTTCAATACCTTTCGTGCTAACTCGAACTGTTTGTCATCGACCAGAACGATCGATCCTTTTTTGATGGCAATTACTGTATCGTTCAATACTTCGCACTTACGCATGATTCACCTCTATACAGATGCAGGAACTTTCAGCTCAACGAAATGCTTCGGTTTAACAACATTACCTGCAACATAGAGTCTGCCGATCATTCTTACTAAATCCTGAGTAGCCAGAGTGTAAGGATCGACCAGAGTGATTACGTTTCTGCCCTGTGGGTAGTTCAGTCTGTAACCTCTACGGAAGTTACCGATGATTGCGTAAACTTCTGCAGGATCAGCTGAATCGTAAGCAGATAAAGCCTGTGTAAACTCTACTCTGTAGCCAGAGAGATAGTACTGCGGTCTGTTCTCGTTGTCATGAACAACTCGGAAGATCGGATTGCCAACCTGATCGGTTAAACCCATGAAATTCTTGAAGAATGTTTCAGGGTTAACAGCAACTACCAGATCATCGAATGTTACGAGGTTAGAGATAGCTTCGTTGATTACGTTGAAGCTGATCGGAGCAGATACTGATTCGGTGTTGGCATTACCTGCAATACCGATGACACCTTCGCCGTTGACATCTGTTCTGTTGATGATTGCTTCATCAAGAGCAAGGATGACTCTGTATACCAGTTCATCGGAAACGTATCTCAGGAAGTCTTCTGCAGACATAGCCATTAACTCATCTGTCAGGCTGATCCACTTTTTGATCATCTTAGGCTGTAAAATGATCTGTCCAAGAGTGATTGTTTCTTCATTTGGAGCATCTCCGCCTTCTGTATGCCATGATGCACCAGTAGCTGAAGTTTCTACTGGAATCTTCAGGATTGCAGGTTCAAAAGTTTCGCTGACGAGTCTTGAGAACTTGCCATACTCATACCATGCGGTCTCGACGAAACCCTGCATGATTACTGGGATCGGTACATTTGGTGTAGCTGTTGACAAACCTGCTGTCGGATCATCTCTCTTAACGAGGAATGAACGAACTTCCTTTTCATCAACTTTGCCACGAATCATATCAGCATATAACTGATTGTATTCTTTTGATTCTAATACGTTTGTGGTGTTTTCCATCTGTGATTTCCTTTCTTCAATAGCTGTCTTTTCCAGATTTTTTGCAAGGCTCATTCTTTCTTCCTGTGCCTTGAATGTTGATCTCTGTTCTTCGAGGTCTTTGTTTTCTTCTTCGAGTGAGTCTGCTTCTTTGGTCAGTTCTTCGACTTCGTTGAGCAGTTCTTCTCTCTTTTCGGTGTCGGAGTTCTCGAACTCTTCTTTCTTTTCGTTGATCTCATCAACGATCTGGTTTCTTCTTTCAGCGACTTCGGTCATTCTTTCTTCGACCATTGCTGAATTAAGCATTTTTTCCATTTAAAATCCTTTCCATCCTTTCGGATTGTTCTTTTCTGCGTTTGTGTTCTTCAGCCAACTCGTCAGTTACTGATCGCACATTCGTTGTAGGATAAGCAGGGTACGTTACCAAGCTGAAATCAAAAAGACGCTCGATGCGTCTTATGATCCTGTGTTCCTTGCCGTTGCGTTCCGTCCATTCCTCACCATCTTTGGCGATAGTAAAGGCGAATGATTGCTTGTTAATTAAGCCGTTTTTGACCAATTTCAACCAATCTTCACCCAGACTCGTATCGATGATGTTCGATCTCTGGTACACTCCGTTATCGTTTATTTCCCACCTCAAGCTATCGTTTGAAGTACCTGCTAAAACTATGTTTTCATCATGATTGCCCAATAAATAAACATTGGACATATCGGCATTGTCAAAAGCGTGTCTGTCGATCTCTTCAGTAAACCATCCCATATCGGCAGGTTGATTGAATACAACAGCGTAGCCTTCAACTTCTCTGTCATTGTCCTGTGATGCCCTGAACTCGACATCATAGCATCTTTCAATTTTATTCATTTTTAATGTCCTCGTTCTTGTTTACTGTTACTACCTCGCCTTCCAGTAAGTCCATCGCTAAAGGCTCGAAGTTCTTGTTGACCATCAGCACATCGCCATTGTCAATAGGCGGCAGCTTGTAGATCATTCTCCTTCGTTCATTCGTTGTAGTATCCATCGATGCCTTGTAAGCTATGTCTACAGCCTTTGAGGTAGATACATACTCGAATGGGTTTTTGAAGAACTCTATCCTGTGACCTTGAGTGATGGATGTCTTGTTGAATATCTTGTAGTTCAGTTCAGCGATAAACTGTTCGACTCTCGGCATGACTGTCTTTGTATAAAAGACTTCCATTTCATCACCAGTAGCTGTGCCATCGACCACCTTTTTATTGATGCCGTTGAACTGCAACAGCATTGAAATATATCTGTCGATGTCCTCGCTTGATGTTGTGGAGAACGGACTGGACAGGCTCTGCCATTCTTCTCCTGCATCAAGAACAAGGATTCCGCCTTTTGTCGACTTAATGCGATCGATGATTTCTTTCTGTTTTGATACCTTTGAATCGTTGTTGGCAAGGGTTGCATTCGCAAAGCCTTGAGCCGATTTGCCGATGGTGACTACACCTCGGACTGATCCGTTATCCTGCAGTTCTCTTATTGCTGATCCTAAAGAGGCATCGATGATATCCGTTATTACTTTCGTAAAAGAAATACCGCTGAAGATATCGCCATAGAAGATGTTGTTCGGATTCAGCCTTAAATGGATGAGGTTTCTGTAATCAACAAGTTCGATATTCTGCGTTTTGGTGTTTTTCAGTTTGAACAGGATCAAGTCCTCTTCGATCTGGTAACCGCCACCGAACTGATAGTCCAATACGTTTATAGGATCGATGCTGACGGCTCTGCCTTTTGCATCTCGATTGATAAAAGCCATCGCATTGCCATACTTCAAAAGCTGATACATCATCGTGTATTTGAAATCAAATGATGTCTGGAAGCTGTTCGGTCTTTCACTCAAGATGTAATTAAGATTGTCATTGACTCTCTTGTATGCCATCGGATCATCTGGCTTGTCTATTACATGAATGAGATCGATCTTTGCGAACTCGTTAGCTATCGTTGAATACACTTCTTCCAGAATTGGTGTTGTAGGTGTGAATATCGCATCACCAAGCCAATCTGTGAAGCCTACTACCTGACCAGAAGGATTAAGGTATTTCATTCCCCTTTTGCTGATGCTTAATTCATAGTTGATAAAAGGAATTTTAAGTTTCACCTTTTTCTCCTTTCGTAATCAATTTCCAAGTCCTGATCGACTATGCTCTTCTTTCCGAATCTCTCATGATATTGGTCATGACAGGTGTTGTGGCATTCGACCAGATTGTCCAAATTAAAAGCGATCTCTGGATCGCTGTAGTTGTTTTCGTTTATTTCTATTTTGTGATGAATCGTTCTTTTGCGTAGTATGATCCTACCGCAGAAGTAACAAATATCACGATCTCGCTGTATCACCGCATCCCTGCACAGCTTCCATCGTGGGTCTTTATACACCGCCTTTTGATAGTTTTTCATTTAACGCATTTTCGTTGGCTTTCCACCACGATTTTAGTCTTTCCAGATTGTCTGTACCTGTGTCTTTGTTCGTTGTGTAGACCTGATATGCTGACCTCGCAGAGAACTCTGCGATGATGCCGTCCTTCCTTGAATACAGCGGATTCGTGAATGTTACGTTGCCGTATTGATCAGTTCGAGCCACCGCTGATGCAAAGTGCAGTTCTGTCAGCTTGTTGTTGTTGTAGACCTTGCCCTGTTTCCTTATGTCTTTTGTGGATAGGATAACTGGGTTTGAGTTCTTGTGATCTTCCATCCTGAACGGAATCACAGGGTTTTTGCCATCTGTTGATGGGATGTTGCTCTCGGCAAAGGCTTTAAGTTTGAAAGCCTTGTTCGGATCAAGACCGAACTTGCAGATAGTCCAATGATACTTTAGTTCAAGGTGTGCAATAAAAAACCGAATAAAGTCCTCGGTGATTCCTGTTGTATCGCATCTTGCCTGTTCTCCGAACTCTTCTACTAAAGTTTCGATCAAGTTCTCATCGACTATGACAACATCGCCCTTCTCGGCATACATTTGGTATCCATACCGAGCCTGTCTGGGATTGTAAAGGATGTTCGTGTCTACCTTTGACTTTGCGATCACCATGTCTGTTTTTACAACATCCACGCTGTCGCCATCCCTTTTCTCTTCTTCCCACCATTTCGGCAGGAAGTACCAATCCTTTGAGTATTCTTCGTTAGTGAACGGATTGACCATCAGCATCTTTAAGGCTGTAAGGTCATTGCTTGGGTTTCTGGTGTATGCCATATCCAGACCCAAGAATACTGGTGCGTTCATGAATATCTCTTCATTGAACGGCTTTGCCCTGCACTCTACTTCGCTGAAGTAGGATGTTACAGGGTTTTGAGGTATGTTGAAGTTCTTTGTTAGTGTTGTGACCTTCTTGGCAGGATCGTTCATCATTTCGGTGACTTTATCTCTTAAGATGGTGACCGATACCGCAACGCCCAGAGAAGGATTCGACTTCTTCCAGATTTGGACATTTCCTGTTCTGTAGGCATCGAATATCTCTTCTTCGTTGTCCTGCTCAAATATGGCGAACAGCTTTCGGTAATCGTTTACCTCGGTCTGTTCGTTTAGTGTGTTCTGCACCAGTTCATACCTCTGGTCTAAATATCCACCTCGTACTACTCCCTGCGTAGTTGCTTCGATAATCAGGAAGTCATCACGTTTCGTTGATTTCCTCAAGTTATCGCAATATGCACTCGTTTTCATCTCATGTATTTCATCGATGATGAGAACGGCAGGAATAATTCCTTCTAGGTTAGAGCCATCGCTCGACATCGCAACTAATTTCGAGTTGACTTCCTCAACTTCTATTTCGCCGACACTTTTTCGGATTGATGCGTATCTCTTGAGCGATTTGTTCTTTTTGATAACGTGCATCGTTGTATCGAAGCATATCCTTGATTGCTTGTAGGCATTTGAGCCTATGTATATCTTGCAACTTGGAAATGTTCGACCGAACATGAAGTATGCGTTCAGGTATGCCAGTACAGATGTCTTTCCGTTTCCTGATCCAATCAGCAAAAGGACATCGTTCACGATCCTGACATACTTTTTCTGCGTTCCTGCGAAGTTTCCTTCATCATCGAATGTTTCGACATCCAGATATCCCCAGAAACACAGGATAGAATATATTAGCCACTTTTCCCAAGGCAAGAGCCTGACTGGAAGTCCTGCGTTTTCACCTTCGGTGATGATACAGGCTTTTTCTATCCATTCAACGCAATGCCGACCTTTTTCTTCCAAGAAGTCAAACTTTTTGAGCATTTCCTTCTGCCGTTTGAACATCAGCTTTATTTTCTTGGAATACTCATCTGGGTTAGTGTCTGCACGTTTTATGTAGCTTAAGAAGGGATTAGCTGAACGGATTGAAGTCATCTTCCACGTTGTCGGCTAATTTTTCCTTCAGTTCAACTTCTCTGCGTTTTAGATCGTGCATGATCGGATCAGCAGAGTATCTGTCTTTCGCCCAGTTCTTCAAGAGGAATATACCTGCTTGAGTATCTGGTTTTAAATACATTTCTTCATCGTAAGGCTCGACTGTTTCCACCTCGCCTTTTTTTCTTCCGTTTTCGTAGATGGTCTTTTTGACCTTCATTCCCTTTTTGACAGTCACCTTTCCACCGATGGCGGAATTGTACATTGCATTCTCAACTTCCTTGATCGCAACTTCTCGACCGCTTGAGATCGCTTTTTGCAGTTCTTCTTCCTGTTCAATGTACTGTCTTAAAGTTCTATACTTTATCCCAATAGCATCAGCAATCTGGTTTTGTGTTAATCCTTCGGATGCCATCTGGGTTATCCTGTCAAGATTAGGTTTGACCATCTTGTCATATATCGTTTCCTTTTTAGGCATCAATACAACCCCCATTCAGCGAACTTCTCAAAGCCACCGACCATATCGATGTAGTTCTTTGCATTCGCCACAATTTCGGAATACGGCTTTCCATCTATGGTGTCATCGCCTATGGCACAACTTAACTGCACTTCCTTGCCTGTAAGCTGTGCTTTCATGAAAGCATAGATATTTACGCTGACATCGGCTTTGGTCAGGTCTTTGCCATGCAGACCACCGCCTGTCACCGAATCAGCCATGTCCGATCCTAGTTTTCTGTTCGTTGCACCGCTATCAACATCGCTACCGCCAGTCCACTCGCCCAATGGGTTGATGATGGCATCTGGGTATTGAAGTTTCAGTTCTTCGTTCTTTGCACAGCTTTGGCAGATGATAAGTTTGTTTCCATCAAGGATGTACTTGCCATCTGTTCCGTATCTTTCGTAAATCGACCGAGCGATCTTTGAAAGTTCCTTCTGTTCCTCGGTTAGCGGAACACCTTTGAAGATTCCATTGTCGCCACAGCGAGGCTTTTCCGCTTGGTTTCTTGCTAGGTGGTTGTCTTGCTTGACCACTTGTAGATCAAGCGACAGATCGCCTGAAATCCGCCTTAAAATCGGTTTTACCTCGCTTTCGGAGATGGTTTCGGATGTTTCAACAATAATGTGACAGTTTCCATGTCCTAGCAACACTTCAACTGCTACTTTTGGGTTATCGTTCTTTGTGTAGCACAGGTCAACGATCGCACCTGCTATTCTGTCAGCCAATTTATCTGGATGACTTGGGTTGACTTTCTCAATCATTTCAATAACACCGCTTTCTTTCCTGTAAATGTTTCCCAACGATCGATTATGACATCAACATAGTGTGGATCGTATTCCATCATGTAGCATTTTCTGTTCAGCTGTTCACAAGCTATCAATGTTGTACCGCTACCGCCAAATAAATCCAGTACGTTCTCGCCTTCTCTTGAACTGTTTGCAATCAGCTGTGAGATCAGTTTGACTGGCTTCATTGTTGGATGTTCATCCGATCTTGTTGGTTTGTTTTCAAAAATGATCGACTGTTTCTTTAATGCGAAGATAGACTCGATCAAATCTATTAATTCGTTCTTTTTCATATCCTTAAGTTCTTCAGCATCCTTGACTGTTGTCTTTGTGCGGTTTGGTACGAAGTAATGTGACGCTCCTTCTTTCCATCCGTACAGACATGGCTCATGTCGCCATTGATAGTCCTGTCTGCCAAGCACCATTGCGTTTTTTACCCAGATCAGTTGTTGTCTGGTTTTCAGGCTGTTTAGCCTTAATGCTTCTTCAAATTCGTAAACTGTTATACTTGCGTGCCAAATATAAAAAGCACCCCCTTTTTTGAGATGCTTTTCCATGTTTCCGAACGCTTTGTCTAAAAATTCAATGAACTGTGCTTCTGGCATATAATCGTTTTTAATATGCCGATCGCTGAATCTGTATCCATACTTGTTGATTGCTTCTGCCTTTGATCCGTAGTCTACGTTATATGGCGGATCAGTAACTACTAAATCAATTACCCCCCCCCCGACAGAGTTTGTCGACATCTTCAGCTTTGGTGGAATCACCACACATTAATACATGGTTGCCCAGAATGTAAACCTGACCAAGTTTTGCTCTCGGTTTGAGATCTTCACTGACTTCATAAAAGTCTTCTTCAACTTTTTCTGTTTCGTCTGTGTAGAAGTCATCGATGTTAAAACCAAGACTCTCGATGTCAAAGTTCTGGCTGATAAGGTCTTTCAGTTCATCTCTTAATTTGTCATTATCCCATGTTGCCAGTTCGTTTGTTCGGTTTTCAGCGATCCTGAACGCTTGTATTTGTTCTGGTGTCAAATCACTAGCCACAATGCAGGGAACTTTTTTGATTCCCAGTTGAAGACAGGCTTTGTACCTTGTATGACCGCAAACGATCACATTATCGGTGTCAATGACCATCGGCACTTTGAAACCGAACTGTTGAATGCTTTTTGCAACTTCATCAACGGCTTGGTCGTTGTTTCTTGGATTGTTTTCGTACATTTTCAAGTCTTTTACGGACTTTTCTACAACTTTCATGTAGGTTTTCCTTTCTGCACTTTTTCAAAAATCAAAAATCTATATAGAGTGACATTTTTGCCATAAAAAAATTTTGAATTTTGATTTCAAAATTTCGATATTCGGAAATTAAAC